TGTATGTAGATAATTTTTTAGATGATAAAACTTTAAAAGATCTTCAACATACTTTTGTAAATATAAAATATGAAGATGTTACTATGGATAGTGGTCATTATTATGGTAAACGTCATACTTTTCATGGGGAGCATCATAAAGACGATCCTTTAGTTAAACTTATAAAACAGTTTTTTTATCCTAACAGAAATTTAAAACCCATCTCAATACATGCACACATGAGAAATAACGAGAAAGAACCTTTGTTTCATAAAGACATTGAAAATGGTTGTGTAGCTAATTTTCTTTTATTTATAAAAGGTGAGCCCCTTTTAAATAACGGTACAGGTTTTATGAAAAATGATTCATTATCTGCTCACATTGGTTTTGTTGAGAATAGAGCTATTTTTTTTAATGGAGCTAAAATAATGCACAGTGACTTACAATCTTTTGGAGACAGCTCCCCAAGGTACACATTAAATATGTTTTTAAAAGAAAATGAGTAAAATATTTATTGGCACTCCTTGTTATGGTGGAATGATAACGGCGGATTATTTTAAAAGCTGTTTACAACTTACAGCTGTAGCCGCATCTAAAAAAATAGAATTACAGTTTGGAACAATTGGTAATGAGTCTTTAATAACTAGAGCTAGAAACACATTGGTGCAGCTATTTATGGATGATGAACAGTACACTCATCTATTATTTATTGATGCTGATATATCTTTTAATCCTGAAAGCGTTATGCGAATGATTGATTTGGACGAAGAAATTGTTACAGGAGTATATCCTAGAAAAACAATTGATTGGAGAAAAGTAAAAAGTAGAGTTTTACAAAACCCAAAAATAAGTGAGGATGAACTTCTTGCTGCTTCTTTGGAATACAATTTAAATGTAGTGAATCCACAAAAAATTAAAGTAAAAAAAGGATTTATTGAAGTATTAGATGGAGCCACAGGTTTTATGCTTATTAAAAGAAGTGTGTTTAAAAAAATGGCTTTAGCTTACCCTGAATTAAAATTTGTCCCTGACCAGCATTTAAACGCCCCTCATGATAAATCTTTTGATTATCACAAGACATCCAAATGGAATTATACATTTTTTGATACAATGATAGATCCAGACAACAAAAGATATTTATCTGAAGATTATGCTTTTTGTCGTTTATGGCAGAAAATTGGCGGTAAAGTATACGCTGACATAGCGAGTGGCCTTACACATTATGGTAATTACTCTTTCAAGGGTAATGTCGGCACTCAATTCTTGCCAGAAAACAATAAATAATTTAGTATACTTTGACATGAAATTAGTCGATTTAAAGTTTCAACCAGGTATAGATAAACAGGATACTGCTTATTCAGCAGGAGATGAACGTAAATATGTTGACTCTAATTTTGTTAGATTTCATTATGGTAAACCTGAAAGATGGGGTGGCTGGACATATTTAAGTCAGGAGTCAATAGTCGGTGTAGTTAGAGATACACATTCATGGGTTAGTTTAACTGGTATAAGGTATCTTGCATTAGGCACTGATAGAAAATTGTATCTTTACACAGATGGATCTATAGTTGATATTACACCTATTAGAGAAACAGAAGCTTTAACAAATCCTTTTACAACAAATGGTACAACAGCAGTCACAGTAGCAGACACAGACCACGGTGCAGCTCAAGGAGACTTTGTAACCTTTGATTCTTTTTCTGCAATTGATGGTTTAGATATGAATGCAGAGTTTGAGATTACATCAATAACAGACGCAAATAATTATATAGTAACACACACCAGTTCAGCTTCTGGGTCAACATCTGGAGGTGGTGGCACTGGTAATGCTAACTATCAAATAAGTATAGGTCCTGGTAATTCAACTTATGGATATGGGTGGAGCACAGGAACTTGGAGTCTTAGCACTTGGAACACACCAAGATCAACATCTACAGTAGTTTTAGACGCAAGAAGTTGGTCTTTAGATAATTTTGGTGAAGATCTTATAGCTACAGTTTTAAACGGGGGTACTTTTGTTTGGGACACCTCTTCAGGAACTTCAAACAGAGCTACTGCTGTATCAAATGCACCAACTGCATCAAGGTTTAGTTTAGTATCTACTGACACTAGACATTTATTATTATTTGGAACAGAAACAACAATAGGTGATGTATCAACGCAAGATGATTTATTATTTCGTTTTTCTGACAGAGAAGACGCTACTGATTACACACCAGTAGCAACAAATGAAGCTGGATCACTTAGAATTACAGACGGCTCTAAAATTGTAGGCGCTGTTAAATCTACTGGTCAAATGTTAGTTTGGACAGACACATCACTTCACGGCATTCAATTTGTTGGTACACCTTTTACTTTTGGTCTTAGACAGCTTGGCGCTAACTGCGGGTTAGTTGCACAACATGCTGCTGTTGAAGTAAATGGTAGAGCTTACTGGATGTCAGACAATGCCTTTTATTTATTTGATGGTGTCGTTAAAAAAATGCCATGTTCCGTTCAAGATTATGTTTTTGATGATTTAAGTTATGTTAACAGAACAGAAATATCATGTGGTATAAATACAGCTTTTAATGAAATTATTTGGTATTATCCATCAAGTTCATCAACTCAAATAGATAGAGCCGTAGCTTATAACTATTTGGAAAACATTTGGTATACTTTAAATTTACCTAGAACAACTTGGCTCGGTGCTTATGTATTTGAACAGCCAATTGCTACAGAGTATAGCACTTCTCTTACCTCTAATACATCTACAATATTAGGATTAACCGCAGGTGCTTCTTATATCTACGAACATGAATCAGGTAATAATCAAGCAGATGGTTCGGCTATTTCTGCTTTTTTAACATCAGGTTCTGTTGAAATAGCAGACGGTGATGAGTTAATGTCTGTAAGTAAATTGGTGCCAGATTTTGATAATCTTAGTAACAACATGACAGCAACATTAACTTTAGAACAGTATCCACAATCTGCAGCTAATGTAACTACAACAGGATCTATTTCTAGTACAACAGAAAAAATTGATGTAAGAGGTAGAGGTAGAGCGGTTAAAATTAAATATGAAACCAACACAGTTGACGATACAGCTTGGAGACTTGGATCTACAAAGCTACAACTTAGACCAGATGGAAGAAGATAATGGCAAAAATTAATATTACTAGACTACCAAATGCTACACCAGAGTATGATGAGGGTCAGTTTGATCTAACAATACAACTTTTAGAACAAATTGTTTTTTTACTTAATACAAACTATCAGCAAGATTTAAGAGAAGAAGCTCAATCGGAAGGGTTTTTTCTTGGCTAATACTTTTAAAAGTGCAATGGTAGATGTATCTACTACAGATTTAACAACTGTTATTACAGTTCCTACTGCCGATCCTGGTGCATCTCCACCAGTTCCGCCTACTACGGATGTAGTAAAATCTCTTTTAATTTGCAATGACTCTGGTAACACAACTTTAGTTGATGTTGAAGTTGTCCGAGGTGCTGCAACCTTTGAAGTATTCAAAGCAAAGAGTGTTGCTACAAACACAACAACAGAATTATTAACACAACCTTTAGTTTTACAAGAAAGTGATGTTATGAAAGTTCAAGCTAACGCTGCTAATCAAGTACATATCATAGCAAGTTTCATGCAAATAACAAAAGGAGAACTATAAACTCTTGATACAAAGTATAAAAATTTTACAAATTCCTACTGAAATTATTGATGAACTAGAGAATTGGAAAAAAGAATGTGATAAAATTAAAAATCACAAATTAAGTGATTTAAAATCTCACGACAACGTAGGTACATCAACAAATTATTATCAAACAAGTGTGCCTGAAAATTTAATTAGTTCTTCTTATTGGCTTGCTTTCACATTACGGTCATGTGCTAAATTATTTTTAGGTAGTCACAGAGATTATTTTATTAGAAAATGGGATGGTCATTTTGATAATTATGATGTTTGGATAAATTATTCTTATAAAGGTAATTATAACCCAAAGCACAAACACAGTGGTTTTTTATCTGGCATTATTTATCTTAACAATCAAGAGGATACAGTTTTTCCAAACAATAATTTTAAGTATAGAGGAGAAAAAGGTGATATGTTATTATTTCCATCAGACACTCTTCATCAAGTAAATGTTCAAGAAAAAGATTATGAGAGAGTTACATTTGCTTTTAACATTAATAGGAGAGATATATGAATGATTCAAAACTTAACTTACATTCTTTTTTTATTACCCCTGTGTTTTCATTTCCTTTAGAGGGTTATTTACATTTAAAAGATGAAATAATTGAATTTAAAAAAGAAGATCAAATAGGTATAAAAGGTAGAAGCACCAACGGAGGTTGGCACAGTAAAGATAATTTACACACACATCCAAGTTTTAGTGAATTAAAAAGTGAAATATTTAATTTTGCTGATGAAGCTTTTGTGCATTTAGGAGTACAACAACATTTCTCACCTGAAATAACAGGAATGTGGGGTATAATTAATCCTCCAGGATCTAGTAATAAATTACACAATCACCCTTATAATTTTTTGTCTGGCGTGTATTATTTACAAGTTCCAGAGGATAGTGGTCAAATAATTTTTCATGATCCTAAAGCTCAAGCGGAAGTTTTATCACCTCCAAAAGTAGAAAATCATAGCATTCACGTAGCTCACAGAGTTAATTTTAAACCACAAAATGGAACTTTATTGTTGTTTCCTTCTTATTTAAACCATGAAGTAGAGGAAAATAATTCACAAGACGATAGAATTGTAGTAAGTTTCAATATTCATTTTACAAGGAGATAAAAATGCCAATTGTCGAACCAGCAGAATTATTAGGTCATATTACAACAGAAGATGGAAGAAAAATTCCACACTATAAAGTAAAAACAGAGACTACACTTACAAACGTAGATACAGGTGACGAGTATGAATCAGAAGAAAAAGCTCAAGCTGATATTGATAATCCAGAAACATCTACAACTGCTGAAAAAATTAGAAGAGACGTAAAAGTATTCGCCCCTTCTTTAGCAGATATGTTGGGTGTAACTCCTGATTAATTAAGCGCTACAAGCTTCACATTCCATATCAGAATCTAAACCTGTCACCATAACAGTCGCATCGGAGTTATGTGGCTTACCTTGAATTGTATGTATATGAGGACCTTTTTTATGTTCTAATAATTCTTTTTGTAGTTTTTCGTTTTCTCTTTCCACTGCTAATAGACGTTCGTGGTAACGACTCACCTTATCAGCAAGGGTAGCTATAGCCTTCAATACTTCTTGATTTTCCATAATATCTCCTTGATTTATAATTTTTGGGTGAGATCTAATTTAAACATGTGTGCAGAATATATCAAGTAATCTTTTTATAATTGTTTTCTTGACATCTATTTTTTTATATTTTTAGCAATATAATTAAAATTAATAACTATTCTTCTAGGCTCGTCAGTCTGGCCAATAGCCCTATGTTCTTCAGGACTTGAAAATTCTATAAATCGATTTTTAACAGATTTAATTTTTGTACCATTTTTCATTTCAGTGTAGCCATTATTTGTATTAAGATAAAAAATAGCTGTTGTGCTTCGTGAATCATTATAATCCGTATGAAAAGAGCATACAATAGGTTTCTCTCTCTTGGTCAACAGATTACAAGTTACCCGTATTAAAGTAAGATAGTCTAATTTTTTTTCAAATATAGGAATAATTTGATTATAAAATTCTGAATTAATTCTATTAAAATCATAAAGTTTGTGAGAAAACCAAAAACCATCATCTTCATGTAAAACTTGTTCTTGTTGAAAATACCAAGGAAAAAATTCATCTAACATAATTTGATTTATCCTATTAAATTCTTCTTGGTTTAAAAAATTATCTTTAACATTTTTCATTTTTTTTTCCTGATTAGAATTTTTCAGTAAAATTAGCAAGAAATCTTTTTATAATTGTTTTCTTGACAGAAAATTCATGCTATGAAAGAGGCAGAAAAAAGAAATGAAAAAGAATAATTATTTTGCAACGCCTATTTATTGTGAAGAAAAACCAGAGTGGCTGCCACATATTAATAACGCTTGTGATCCTTATTTAAAAGAAACAAAAAAAGAATTTAAAAAACTAATTGAAGAAAGAGAAACTGATTACGGTTTTATTTATCATTCTTTAAATATAGCAGGAGATATAAAGCTTAAAGATTTTTGTCAATACGTTGGGCAAAAGTCTGCTGATCTTCTTATGGATATGGGATATAGTTTGGAAGATTACAATTTACATTTTACTGAAATGTGGGTTCAAGAATTTCCAAAAGAAGGTGGAGGAAGACACGCTCCTCATGTTCACCCTAACAATCATGTTTCTGGTTTTTATTTTTTAGAAACAAAAGGATCTTATCCTATTTTTTATGATCCAAGAACAAGATTGGAAACAATTGCTTTACCACAAAAAAACAAAAATATTATTACTAATGCAAGTCCAACAATAAATTTAACAATAAATCCAGGGACTTTAATTATAATTCCTTCTTACATAATGCATGAATATAGTGCTCAAAGAAATGACTCTTTTAAATTTATACATTTTAATATTAAAGCAACAGAAAAAAGATTTATGAAAGGGGTAGAAAATGATTCTTAAAAATTATAATTGGAATTTTCAAAATTGTTTACCATTAAATTTTTGTGATCATGTAATTAAATATGCAAAAGAACAACAATTTATAACAGGAATGATAGGTAATAAAAAAGATAAAGGCTTTGATGAAGAAGATTTGAATGTAAGAAAATCTGAGATAGTGTGGTTAAACGAACCTTGGATATATAGACATTTACATCCTTTTGTTTTTCATGCCAACAGAAATGCAGGTTGGAATTTTAAATATCATGGACATGAAAATATACAGTTTACAAAATATATAGATGATGGTCATTACGATTGGCATGCCGACATGGATGTTGAGCCTCCTAATCATGGAGCTGTTAGAAAACTATCAATGACTATACCTTTAGTGGATGGTTCAGAATATGAGGGTGGTGATTTTGTTATTAAAAATTCTTTTGGCGAAGAAATAATAATAAAAGAAGCAAGACAAAAAGGTTCTGTAATTGTTTTTCCATCTTTTTTATTACACAAAGTAACTCCTGTAACAGCTGGAACAAGATACTCTTTAGTGATGTGGACCTTGGGTAGGCCGTTTAATTAAAATGAAAGGATATAAAATGAGTTTTAAAGAAAAAGGTTATGAAATTTGCAAAGGAGCTGTGTCTAAAGAGTTAGCTAGTTTTTGTTATAGATATTTTTTATTAAAAAGGGAGGCGTATTACTATATGAGAAGTAAAGATTACCTTTCTCCCTATGAAACTATTTTTGGTTTTAATGGTGATCCACAAGCACCAAATGCATATGTTTCATATGCAGATGTTGCTATGGAAACTTTATCTTCTACCATATTACCTTTTTTATCAGAACGTGTTAATTTAGATCTTCATCAACAATATACGTTTGCAAGATGCTATAATTATGGATCTATATTACATAGACATAAAGACAGACCTGAATGTGAAATATCTGCAACTTTAAATTTAGGTGGTGATCCGTGGCCTATTTACATCGATGAAACAGGTGGGACTAATAATAAAGGTATAAGTGTAAACTTAGAACCAGGTGATTTAATGATTTATAGAGGTTGTGAGTTACAACATTGGAGAGAACCTTTTGAAGGGGATAAAGTAGTTCAAGCATTTTTACACTACAATGATAAAAATGGTCCTTATAAAAAATTATGTAGAAGATTTGATGGCAGAGAAATGTTAGGTGTGCCTTTAGACTTACAAGCAGATAGAAAATGAAAAGTTTTATAGACCATATTTTCCCCACAAAAATTTTTATTTTTGATTTTAATCAAGACGAAATTAATAACATAATTAAAGATTTTATTTTAGAGGAAGATAATATGATTAACATTAATAATCATAATACTAATAATGGATCATGTGGAAATTATTTTACAGATTTTTATAGTCCTTGTAAGAATAAATCTTATGAAAATTTAATAAATAATGTGAAAGATTATTTTGATAATCAAAGACTTAGTTTTAAAATAATAAAGTATTGGAGCGCTGTTTACATAAATAATGCCATGCATTCAGCTCACGTACATTCAAGTAAAATGCGACCAAACTTTGATGATTGTAATTATGCCTCTGTTTTGTGTTTATCTAATTTAGGTGAAACTAGATTTTTATCGTCAAATAATTGTTCAGATAGTGTAGATTATATTTATCCCTCAAAGATTGGAAGAATGTTAATATTCCCTAGTAATTTATTTCACGATGCTTTATGTAAAGACAAAGGCATGCGAAGAATAATATCAAGTAATTTATCTATTTCAAATGTTTGTTAATACTAGGCTATATCAATATAACAACGTATCTTCGCAGTGCGTTTATATTTTTGATAATTTTTTAGAATCTGATTATCAACAACTTATTTTAAATAAAACTCTTGAATTAACTGAAATAGATTATTTAAATAAATCAACAAATGTGCAAGCAAATGTAACAGAGGTTAATGAACTTTTTCATCATGAAGAATACACTAAGTTAAAAGATAAAATAGCATCCTACCTCAACACAATAATAACTCTTAGATTTCCTCATTGGGGACAACAAAGAAAACTATATCCAAAAAATATGTGGGGTATGCAGCACTTTAAAGGAGATTTTACTAGGAAACATTGTCATGGTAATGATAACTGGTCTGGTGCATATTATGCTAGATGCCCTGATCAAACAAAAATTTATTTTGAAGATGTTGAAAGCAGTGAAGTTATAAGAGAAAATAGTTTGTATATTTTTCCTGGTCCATTTCAACACTACACCGATGTTCATACATCGGATATATCTAGAGTTGGAGTCGCTTTTAATTTTAATGTTGAATGGTTACAGCCTGAAGGTCATGCTTTTAATAGGAGTAAAGATAATGGATAAAATAAAATTTTCAGAAAAATTTTTAGTTACTGATAGAATTTCTAAAACTTTAAAAAAAACACTAGATAAAAAATTAATGATAAAAGAAATAACTAGAGCTTGGAAAAACAATGAACGAGTTAGTGATGAAAATTTCTATACAGAGTATTATTACACAAAACTTCAATTTATGAAATATTATAAATGGATAGGTGAGTATATAGCCGATCATTATTTTCAAAAATACGATCACAAAATTTTATTCGCTGGTTACTCTGCTATTGTACTGCGACCCAATGAAAGTTTAACATTTCATAATCATGTTAATGATTGGGACTATCATAATGATTCATATGATGTTTCTGCTATTTACCCTTTGGTTGTTAAAGAAAACGAAAAACCTACAGATTTACTTTTTTCTTATAACAACGGCAGATTTAAAAGACAAAAATTTAAAATACCACTTCATGAAAACATTTTAACAATATTTAGTTCACACTTACATCATGCAATTCTTCCTAATCAAACAGGTAAAAATATGATTTTATTATCAATAAAATTTATAAATGCAGACTCCTTATAAAGATATAACAGTAATTGAAAATTTTCTTCCTTTAAATATTCATCAAGAATTAAAACAAATTATTATGGGAAATAATTTTCCATGGTTTTTTAATTCAAATGTTAGTTCAGATTTACAACCTGATTCAATTAATGATTTTATTTTTTTTCATCATCTCTATGCACCTGATGGAATTAAAAGTAATTTTTTTTACAATGTTCTAATACCTATTTTAGGAAAACTAAATTTTAATTATATTATTAGAAGTAAAATAAATTTGTACACAAGAAAAGAAAAACAACTGCAGCACGATTTTCATATTGATCAAGAGGAAGAACACATGGTTGCTCTTTATTCTGTCAATACCAATAATGGCTCTACAGTTTTTGACAATGGTAAAAGAGTATTATCTACGGCAAATCAAATAATAATTTTTAATGGAAAGTTAAATCACGCTAGTTGTGTTCAAACAGATGAACAAACAAGAGTAAATGTAAATATAAATTTTAACTAAATGGATACCCAACTACTTGTGTTTGGATTCCAATACTCTTCCATATTTTCAGGAAAAGTAACATTACCTTCGGAGTCTGTTGTAGGAGTTTTTCTTTCCCATCTTTGATTACTTTCACTCCAACTAAGTTGCCATTCATCTTCAGTAGTGTATGGAGGACGTGAAACGGGAGGTTCATATATACATTTGGTTTCATTTAAAATCCAAGAATTCATTCCAGATGGTCTAGCTCTTATAAAAGCATCTCTTGTTGAATCGTATGTATCTCCAATACCAGGATAATTTTTTCTAAATGGTGTTCCACCAAGGCTATGTTGTCCCTCGTTTGTATTATAGGAACACTGTTTCCAAAGTTCCCAACCATGTACTGTTTTTTGATGTGCTATTCCAACAGCTTCTGATTCGTTATTATTTTCATCTAAACAATCAGAATCATTCACAACTTCAACTGATAAAACAACGTTGTCGTCACTTAATTTTGCAAAATGTGCCATTATGAGCTCACGTACCTTATTACAACTATTCCTGATCCACCAGAACCGCCTGGACCACTAGGAGGGTCAGTAGGACCTCCACCACCAGCGCCGCCGCCTCCGCCGCCTCCGCCAGTGTTTCCTGATCCACCAGATCCACCGCCGCCAGCATTGTTACCGCCGTTTCCGCCGCCACCAGATCCACCACTGCCTCCGCTCATGCTTCCGCCTGGACCTCTGCCGCTGCCTCCACCGCCGCCACCAGCGTAGGTTGTATCTGAAAAAGTTATATTGTTTGGCGAACCGTTACCACCAGCACCGCCACCTCGCATATTACAAGAACCTCCTGGAGGTTGGGGGCCTTGACTTCCTGCTTGAGCTGCACCGCCGCCTCCGCCACCACCAGCGCTTCCTCTATGTGTTCCAGGACCACCGTTATTTCCTTGAGGAGGAGATACAGGAGGACTATTACCTGTTCCTGCACCTTGACCACCGTAAACTGCTCCGCCGCCACCAGATCCACCAGATCCGCCGTTTGTAGAAGGTCTAAAACCTCCTGTACCACCACCAGCAGATGTAATACTTGAAAAACTTGAATTTGAACCACCACTTTGTTGACTACCTCCACCTCCTACAGCAATAGGAAAACTAGTAGCAGAAACGGGTAATCCACCACTTCCAGGAGTAGTTCCAGGATTGTTTGTTCTAAAACCACCAGCTCCACCACCACCAGCAGCTTGGTCTATGGATCTTCCGCCACCGCCACCACCAGCGACTACTAAGTAATCAACAGTGTTTGAGCCTGCAGCGTTTCCAACGGTCTGCACTGTAAAAGTGCCAGGACCAGTAAATGTATGTCTTGTAAAGTTTCCTTGAGTTGTTTCAGATCCACCTTCAGCAGTAATATATGATGCATTTTCAGCACCATAAAAATCACTAAGGCCTATTATTCCAGACGCAGGAACGTTTGTATTATTAGGACCAACTAAAGGACCTCCTCTATAATACTCACTTAAAGCATGTGGAGCACTACCACCGAATTCTTGTACTATAGTATTAATACCTATTGGGCCTGAACCAGGAATTGCCATATGCTATCCTTTCTTTAATTCATTAACTTGATTTTGTAAATCCTTTATAGCTTCTATTAAAACACCAACCATATTAGGATATGCAACACCAAGATATTCCTCTCCGTCTTTCATCTCAGTTGAAACAACTTCAGGAATAATTTTTTGTACCTCTTGTGCAATCACACCCATGCTCTTATGTCCGTTCTTTTCGAAATTTACACCTCTCATTCCTAAAACTTTATCAAGTGCATTTGGTATAGTTTCAATATTACTTTTTAATCTTTCATCTGAAAATGCAACTACATCATCATTAAACGTAGCTTTACCTGCAGCAGACATATCAAAAGTACACGCTGTAATGCCAGAACCACCATCATTACCTTTTATTACTAAATCAGCATCAGATACTTTTGTTTCTATTTCTAAAGTATTAGAAGCATTATTAAAGGCAGCTATTTCAGTGCCTCCGCTTTGAAAAGACCAGTTATTACCACCAGCGTCTAAAATTATATCACCAGCAACATCTAAAGTTAAATCGCCAGATGATAAATCTATCTCTGTGCCATCAATTGTAATATTATCAATAGTGACACCTGAGTCTGCATCTACGACACCACCAAATGTAGCGCCTGCATTAAAAGTAGCAGCTCCTGCTTCAGACATGTCTAAAGTTAAAGCAGTTATAGCACTAGCATTATCATCGCCTTTAAATACAATGTCTTTATCTTGTACACCTGAAGTAATTACAAAATCACTAGATGAATTTGTAAAGTTACCAACACCTGTACCTGCAATAGAAAATTCAATTCTATCATCAGTTGATGAAATTATTTTAGTGTCTCCATCAGTATCTAAAACTAAGTCTTGACCATTAAGATCATATGATCCGCCTGAAGAAAAAACATCATACCAGTTTGTACCATCTGTAGAAACAAGACGAGTTGTGCCGTTAGCTATTGAAAGTGTATTACCTGAAGCACCTAATCTACAAGTCATTGCATAAGGACCAGAAGATCCTGAATCAGTCGTTGCGTTAGTAATTAAATATGTTTTTTGAGTAGCTGGGAATTGAGCTATTCTTACTGCACCATGTGCACCCGTTAATCTTATGTGAGCATTTCTTGCTTGGTTATTAGCTTGTGATTGTGGACCGTCAGCGTTCGTCAGCGTTGTTACAGCACTATCGCCGCACGCAACATTTACTACACCAGCAATACTAAATTCTAATGATTGCGAAAAATTGTTGTTTGTAATAGTTCCCCAAGTTCCAGAATTTGCTCCTGAAGCTTGAAGCTCTATTCTCAAACTTGTTGAATAAGTTGACGACATTTTTTATCTCCTATTTAAAGTTTTAGTTATTAATTTTAAGTTTGTCAAAACTTTTATGCGGCTTTATGAACTTCTGTCCAACTTACATCCGAGTTAGAGTCATCTACAACAGACCAGAAGGTTCCTTGTAAATTCCCTGTACTACTTGTAGCAGAAACTCCAGTCACTGTCAAAGTAGAACTTCCCGATATAATAGGAGATCCAACAGACGAAGTAGCAGAAACACTTGGTGCCTCGTAAATAGTTTCTTGCGTAGCTTGACCCATGCTTGAGGTCATGCCAATACCAGTTACAGATACTGTAGCTCCAGCAGTGGTTGTAACGTCTCCCTCTGATAAAGTTAAAGCATTTCCTGTAACAGCTATTGTAGCACCTCCAGTAGCAGTTTCGTCACCAAGAGAGGCTGTTGTTCCTATGCCCGTTAAAGTGAGATTACAGTCACCTGTCATTGTAATTGTGCCAGTAGAAAAAGTTGTTGAATTACCCGCTATATCAATTGTTGTAGGTAAAGTTCCCGTTGAAGAAACCATTCCGTCTTCAGTAACAACAATCGTTAAATTGTTATCACCTGATATTGAGAAAGTTCCTATGGAAGATGTTGATTGAACACCTGTAACAAATACGGAAGTACCTGGAGTTGATACTGCTGAAGCAGCTTGAACACCTGTAATAGTCGGAGCAACATCTCCTTGGAAAGACATTGATCCTGTATTTGAAGCAAGTGAATTACCTGTAAGAGCATAAGATTGTTCTGTAGTATTCCAAAGGTTATCACTCCA